TGTACCCCAACGCCTTGGCTATCGATGGATCAGACCCATTACTGGTGACAACATCATTCACGATGTCGGCATTGGGCGAAAAGATCGTACCCCGCCCTTTTATATGGGCGTAGTAAAGCTGCTGATCGTTACGGGTTACCTGCCCTTGTTCGGGTGCATCTGGGCCTACGAAGTTTTCTCCCGCAACCCACACAGCTTCTTTGCCATATTGGTCATCCTGCATGGCATCGAACTGGGCATTCAGATCAGCCTGTGACTCAGGGGTAGTAAAGACAGAATTGAGCGAGCCGTATTGCTCGATCATCATATCTTCGTCTACCTGTTGACTTCGGCCCTGACGCGAAAGCTCTCGCGCTTTATCGAAGACTCTGGTCGCAGCTTCAGGTGTCGTGGCTAAAGCTCCACCGCCGCCACCCATGGCTGTACCGGCAATCGTTCCTAAGAACGCCGCCTGACCTAACCGCATGGTTGCGTCGTCCATCGAGTAATCTTCATCGACGGCTAAACGCTGACCAACCAATAAACCTTCCTGGGCGAGCTCTGTAGCACCTTCGCTTGCCGCGCCTATACCCGCCCCACGGCCTATATTTTTTGCAAATAAATTGAGGATACTGCTCTCATCGGGACCAGCTTTACTTTTTGCAAGGTCAGCCAGCTTGCCAAATACAAGCCTCTCTCCCGCTACTTCAATAGCTGTTGAACCTGCTCCGACAAGAAGTGATTGCAGAGCTCTATCTGCGGTGAGATCAACTCCAGCGTCATCGAACTCGCCAAAGCTTTCACCTGTGTTTAACGGGTAAGTACCACCTATTTGGCCAGCTAGGGCTCCTCTGCCAGCACCTTTCTTGAACGCGTCCCAAACAGCATTACCGGCTGCTTCCTCGAACATATCGAGTTGTTCGCCACGAGCCTGTTTCGTAACTAGATCTTTCACCAGTTTCTTGGCAACAAGCGAAGTGCCTTCGGATAACCCTGCTTTTGCAGCAGTCTTACCAGCCGCTGCCGCATAGCCTAAACCGCCTGTGGCCGCACCCACTAATACAGTGGCAATTGTCTCTGCGGCATAAGGTGTGACTTGGCCCAGACCTAATCCAACTTGATCGATAAAACCGCCAAAGGTTGGCGCATCTGTGAATTCCTCGAACGTCTCAAAGCCTTGAACAGCATTTGCTGCCATACCCTCACGGGCGCGTGCCTGCTCTACATCGAGTGCAGCAGCTTCTTCTCTACCGAGGAGCGTGTTACCGAGTGCCGAAAAATATTGGAGATTAGACGCGAAAGAGTTTGCACCCGAACGCAGTCCAGCGACAAAGGACGATTGTCCTGGAGGCATATCACTGGTGTCTGGTAGCGGGGCAGCAGTATCCTGCAATAACGCTTCGTTTCGCTGGTCTCGCCTGTCCTGGCTTAGTACCCGATCTGCTAGAAGTCCTTGGAGATATTCATCTCTCGCGGCCATCCTTACTCCACGGGGGGTCGAGTTCGAGCTTTCTTCAAAACATAGTCAGTGTATTGACGGCCAAAGATTTCATACATAGCACTAATCGGTATGTTGCCTTCAACCTTACCTGCACCATCAATGGTGTCGATGAAGCCAAAAGTTTCCCCTTTAGTATCCACTACTATCCGATCTGCGATGTTGTCGATAGAAACTTGGTTGTCAGGATCTCGCTTAAAGATGTCTCCCATTTTCTGGAAGAAACCTCTGGTCTCTGACAAAGCATATTTCTTCATAACGTGAGCAAATAGCTCGTCCATGACGCGACCGGCCTGTAACTGCTGGGCCGAACCATCAATCGAGTTTTCATAAACATTCCGATATTTAGCCACGGGAGCCATGATTCGCGCGTCATTCCATTTAATTTCTCTATCGGCAGTAAGCTCGTACATCTTCTCAATATCCGCTGCCCCGCCTGCAACCAAGTCATTGAAATCCTTAATTTGGGCAGCGTTAAACTTCGAGAAATCCAGACTGAGCTGTCGGAACATGCGGTCATTATCGATTACATCGTCCACTCCATATTCCATGTCTCCCCTTTGCAGGAGATTTAACATGCCATTAAGCGTGGCCATCTGTTGATCAAGCTTCATGCTTGAGTCGGCAGTGGCAAGGACAGCCGCTATCATCGTGGCTTGTCGTCGATCCGCAATATTAGGAATGTCGGAAAGCTGCTGGACGCCATTCTGGCGAAGGAAATCTGCTGTCTGGTTGACCTGCGCTTCAGTTGGTTTCCAACCGTTCTGAATTTCTTCGCGCATGTTGTTTAAAGTCAACGTCCTGTCGGGTGGATCAATCCCACCTAGATCGGTGTCGGGCGTTACGGCTGTTTCATTTAAGAAGGCTAAGTCTCTGCGTTTCGCCTCTATTTTTGCGTTAAACGCTCCGCGAGATCGTGGATTATTCGGACCTCTAGCTTCTAAAGCTGCAATTTCAGCTTCGAGCCCCGCTTCATAATCTTTGATGTCTTGTTCCCGCTGTTCGGGGGTATTTCGCTTTGCATTTGCTGCCGCCGCTACACGAGCAATTCCTGATTGTCCTGGGCGAATAGTCGTCTCATTGCCTGCTCTATCTCTAGCTTCAAGCAATTTGACCAAGTCTCTAGACAACCCAGTACGATCCTCGCCTTCATTTGCCTGAGGTTCCTCAGAGAGTGCTGGGTACTTTGCCTCCACTTCTTCTGGAGTTTGGCCCATCTCATCTACTAAGAAACTTCTCAACTCATCTTCTGACCAGTTATCTATGTCGTTAAGAATCTCTCTGCCTTGCTGTACCGCGCCTTGGGCTCCGCTAGCACCTAACTGGCCCGTCATGTCGCCAATATTTTGCGCGACTTCTTGCCGCGCCATAGAAGCTTGGGCGACTCTGTCTGTTAATACTGCTCTAACCTGCGGGGAGTCATAACCCCCGTTTGCCAACATTTCGGGTAGCGCACTTTCAACATATGCCTTCACGCGTGAAGCTGGGATAGGTTGTAGCTGTGCGGCGTTGTCAGTGGAGCCGCCAACCGTTAAGGGGCCACTGGTGCTCTGATTTGCAACTTCAATGGCAAAGCTGCCATCCGGTAACCTTTTAAAATTTGGGACTTGCTCATAAGGATTGCCATCAGGATCTCTCAAACCTCTAGCTTGGGGTGATCTTGATAGCGCGGCAGTGAACAATTGCGGTGCGCTGTTAACTAAGTCCTCGAAGGCTTGATCCGTAATCCTTATACTAGAGCCAGCATTGTCTACAGTCATTCCTGGCTCAATAAACTGCATCATTGCGCTCAAGTTGCTGCGATTATCGTAAGCCTCCCCAACCCTATCAGCGGCATCTTGTTGAATACCAACTTGGGTATCTAAGGCATCAGCTCTTTGTTGAGTAATGTCTAGCTGCTCGCCAGTAAGACGTTCACTCTCCCGAGCCCTTCTCTCCATCTCTTCGAGCTGTCGCTCACGGAGATCCAAAGTCTCATCGCGATATTCTCGAAGATCTCTTGCATTACGCCGCCCCTGAACATAGTTCAGTAATGGGCTGAGACTGCCAAGTGATGGTACGGCCACTGCTTACCCCCTAGAACGCCATGGCAAAAATAGCCATCGCGCCCAATGAACCTAAAGTGCTGTATGTATTAGCTTTATGTGCTGATCTGGCGTTGTCATAAGCCATCTCTCGGGCCTTTTGGTCCTGTGCCGCATTACCTAATTGGTTCTGGCTAGTGCGATTAAGACCCTGCCCGATGTTTATCAGGTCAGACATCAAAGCGGTGTTAGCTTCGTTCTGTGCAATACGAGCGTTAGACAATGACTGCACCGACCCCAAAGCCGTGCCTCTATCAATGCTCCTCGTAAGAGCTCTTTGTTGAGCAGGTGTCAGACTATTCCCATAGCGAGAAGCGTTACGCGCTGCTACACCTTTACTGATATCACCAGCCATCGATGAATCTTCTCGGGCTTGATCAATCAAGCTCGTATCAGTCATAGCGCGGTTTAACAGGTCTTCTTCAAACTGACTGTAGTTAGTCATGAAGTCGTTATACTCGCCGCGAGTAATCTTTGCGTAGGCCGCTGCGGGATCTTCTACCGCAGGCAGGCTAGCTACGTAATCGCCGCCAGCACCAGCACCGCCTCCCATATTGGAAACGTCATAACCTTGCGATGCCAAAGTGTCGATCTGTTGTTGTGTTAGGCCACCAAGGCCAGATCCATAAGGCATAAATTAACCCCAGAAATTATCCCAACGATCACCAAGAGACTTGATGTCATTCCCATCCTTATCTTTTGGTGTAAAAAACGAACCGCCCGATTCGCGATTTTCCAAACCCTGCACAAATATCGCCGTACCTAACTGCGCACCAGCGTCAACTTTCGCTTGCGCAACCTTCTGATTGTTTTTGGCTCGATTGAGAGCTTCGCTTGTGTTGATGCGAGAAAGCTTCGACATGCCAGTAGTGGCATCAGCTTCTTGTTTCCTAGCAACACCGAGTACATTACTGCCCATCGTGTTTTGGATTTTCTTCCCGCTAGTGCTCGCCACCCCCATCTGCCCTTGATAAGCCTTGCTAAGATCAGAGGCATAATCAGCCGATTGAGCTGCTCGATAGTTGGGTTTCGTCAATGCTTGCATAGTGTCAGCACCAGCGCGTGCTCTCAGAATCTGAGAAGGATCGCTTTTTGCTGCCTTATCTCGCATAGCCAACAACTGAGGCTCATACATCTGTTTGAACCGGTTGTAGTTTGCAAGTGCAACCGATGCAGACGCCTTTTCAGCTTCTGTGGGTTTGTAATCCTGTTTATCTGGTCCCGACATTTACCGGCTTCCTATAAACTAAATCGTCTAACTCCCATCCCCTTCGCGCCAAGGCATTGCCATAACGCTCGGATTTGGTTCTGGCCTCGATCCACGTATGATCTGTGGCCTCTGCAACCTGCCGCATCCCCTCCATATGCCTAAACAAGGCTGGAGCTTTCTTGGGGCGGCTCCACTTAATCCATATCAGCAAAGTCTTTTCCCCACTAAATGGGTCGATTTTGCTTCTCGTTACTGCGAACGCGCCTTCAGCAATAAACAGCATTGCCCTCTCGGCTTTGACTTCTGCATATACATCCTCTGGGATGTAAGAAAGCGTCGGGTTCTCGGCCAACAGCTCCTCTATTGCAGGTCTAATCCACCACCACTCTTCTCGGATATCACCGATACTGAGTGTATCTACGCCTTGTTGGGCTGGTGTGGTAGCCGCCATATTTAACGCTCCGTGCTATAGGTGTATTCGCAGCTCTCGCTTCGTTCTCCGCTTCCCTCACGCCTTCGGCGTAAAGAGCTCCATACATTTGGGCTGCGTTGTAATCTGTCCAACCTTTGGCTGGAGTTCGCAGCAACCGAAACAAAGCGCCATTCACAATGGCATCTTTGTAGTTGTTAACTACCTCGTCATCGAGCTCAGTAGCAGTAGCCGTAGGCTTCAGCACTGCTCGCAAAATGACCGACTCTACTTTCGTAGTAGCTGGCATAGGGGCGAGGTAAAAAATACTTTGGCTCTGTTGGACGAAATACTTCGGTATCCCTGCATTAGCTTTATCACGCCAATCAGGAAGCCGTCGCTCCAACAGCCCTGTGCTTAGGGGCTCCAGCTTTTCCCCGTCATGTATTGCCCACAGTATCTTGTGGACGACGGAGTTTTTGGGGGGCTCTAAGTCATATTCAAAGATCTTTGCGACAGTCGTTACAGGGTCCAGCTCTTGCTGGTACGCCTCTGACTTGACGCAGAAATCAATGGCGGCTGACCGAATAGCTGAAATAGCTACGGGGTCAGAACAGCCATAAACACTTGGAAGAACGTCTGGTAGTAACGATTCAAAAGTAGACATAACTTACGCCACCGCAACATTAGCTGCATTTGTACTAGCGTTTGCGTTCGGGTTCGTAATTTGATCCAACTGAGACTTACCCGTGACCGAAGCCATAAATAACTGGTAGTGGTTGCCAGCTCGCTGGTTGTTACCGGTGTACTCAGCATCCTTCATGTAACAGTTGTATAGAACGTAGTTGTAAACTGCGTTAGCAAAAATATCAGGGACCGCGAGGTCATCCGAATCAGTTACTGTGGCTGGGTTTGCTGAGTAAACAATCTCAATATGTGTGCTTCCAGATACTCCTGGATACACATAGAAATTTCGCGGATCAGCTTCGTCATAAACAAAGTGCTTCACGGTAGATCCGTGAGCTGCATCACCCGATACTGTTGGGTCATGCCAATCCGGTGTCTGTGCATCCAACACCTCTCGCTCCACAATTCGGATGGAACGCTTGCCAACACCGTTATTCAGTGCGGTGTCAGACATATTTCTAACAACACTTAGAAGGCGGTTACCTGTAGAGGGTATCGTTTGCTTTGTGCCATCAACGAGCGTGATGGTTTCATTAGTAGCTGATGCATCAGGTTTAAATAACGCGATTTCGCGCTGTGCATCGTTGACCCACAAGATAAGTTCACTTGCGGCTGGCCATCTCACTCCAGTGGTGTCTTGAAGAGTTATTTGAACTCGATCAAGTACTGATTGAACCGTGACACTCATACTGGGTTACCTTTCTTAGCCGTTAAATACTTGGTCCCAAGCTTCTTCTCTCAGTTCTGGGGGGATAGTTTTCCCGCAAACACGATTAATTGAAGCCGCTTTAGGCTCTCCGTTAGCTTTAAAATCTTCCACCGCTCCCTCCGAAACGAGCTGCTCAATTGCAGCAACCACCTCGTCGAGCGGATTCATATCCTCTGTCTCTACCGCCACTGCTACCGGCGGTACGTCGTCTCCTACCTGCTGCGCACCCATACTGAGTGCAATGGAGCCAACTTCATTTCCAACTTCTTTCTCTACACCCGCTTGGAAAAACACCATCGCGCCGTTGAGAGTAGTAACTCGTAAATCCTGTGGAGCTCTAATTCGCATAGTCCGTTATCCTAAAAAGCCCCCTCCCCCGAAGGGGAGAGGGAACATGAGAGAACCTCAAGGGGTGTTCTCTTATTGCGCCGTATCCAGACAAATGACGCCGAAGTCTTCAACAGTACCGTTGTAGTCGCTGTTGAACTTAGGCTTCTTCAGTCCGAAGATCTTGCCGATGGAGATACCAGCTTGGTTGCCATAGTCGAACGTGTCTTCGACGATCTCTGGCAGGCCGATGTCAGCCATAGCAAGTGCTTGAGCACCGCAGAACAGAGCGCGAGCTCCATCTACGTCTGCATCAGCACCCCACTTGTAACCAGCGTCGCCAGCATTAGCTGAAGTACCAGCAGTTGCACCAGCCGTGTTGAATACGTGACGGAACTCATGAACCATCACACCATCAACCATCAGGCTGCTGCTGCCAGCAAACAAGCTGTTAGCTGTGCCGCGCACACCAGCGTTACGGACGTTAGCCAGGAAGTCGGAATCGAGCTTCAGGTTAGCCATCTGCTGGGGAGTTACGAACAAGTGGAAAGTCTCTTCGTTTCCAGCACCGCGCAGACCACGAATGTAGTTGTCTTTTGCGTATGCCTTCAGCTCGACGATGGCCTTGTAACCGATCTTGTCGGTAGCAGTGACAGCAGTAGTGTCAGCCGCAGCAAGGTTAGCGCCATTCAGACGAAGGTGACGAGCAGCGGTAGGCGTAGTTACATCACCCGCAAATTCCAGATCAACCAGCTCAAGACCAGAAGTACCGCTGGTAGCACGAGTGGCTCCATTGGTCTTGTTGGTATAAGCCAGACCTGACAGAGTCAAGAACGCAAGCTGGTCCATACGGTCAGCCATGGCATAAGCCAGTGCGTCACGAGAAGTCTCACGGAAGTTAACTACGGACTTCTGGTCAGCCATACGACCGGCGATTCGGTTTGCGAAACGCAGTTGGTCGAGCTGGATAACGATGTCGTACGCTCGGAGCGCCTCTTCGTTACCTTCCAGAGTGTAGTCACCCGTGACACCGTCTCCGGTCATATCTGCGAGCAGAGTGATGACGGCACGCGTGCCTTTCTCAGAACGAGTAAGTTCAGTAATACGCTGAACCATTGCATTTGAACCAGTTCCTGCGAACTGATTGATGAAGCTCATATTACGAGCTTGTCGCCAGAAATCCCGACTCCACGCGGTTAGTTGCTCAGAAGTCAGGCTGGCAAAGTTAGTTAAAGCCATGATGGCCTCCTAAACTGTGCTTAGTTAAAAAAATAGCCCTAGTGTCCTTTGCGTGCAGACCAACGATTGCGCGGGTTTACGAGTGCGACTCGGCCTAATTAACGTCTTGGCAGACGATTACGGTTTTAACGTGTACGGCACGATCAGATTACTTGCTGATACAAGAATGGTATTATGATATTAGCTACGCTAAAGCCATAAGTCAAACTACTAATACCTTACTCTTCGGCTTCTTCCTCCGATTCGTCTTCGGGAATGTCAAAGTCAAACGCGTTGGTAGCAACCCCGCCGAGAGAGGGGGTTTCCATTGGTATTAAGGTCATCTTGGGTCCAGCTTGCTTTTTCCAAATAGCATCGGCCATCGACATTACGTCTTTGGATGGATAAGAACCCTGCGTATAAGCAAGGATATTTATAACCACATCTCCATACGACCATTTGTACATAGCGCCCCCACTACGACTTTTTCTTAGCCTTTCTCTTCTTAGCGGTCTTTGCGGCTTTTTTGAAATCCTTTTCGCTAGGAGCTCCTTTAGCCCCTTTTTTCCGCATCTTTTCCCCACGTTTCCTCTTGGCATGGATATTGGCATAGAGTCCACGTTTAGCCATGGTTAGCCCCCTTTCTTCTTTTTCTTCTTCTTTTTAGCGGCGGCTTTCTTTGCAGCGGCTTTACCCGCTTTAGTGTATGGATACTTCTTCCCAGCTACTTTAGGCATAACTAGCCCTCCCAAGGTTTATCAGATTGGTCATAAACGCCGTTGTTGTTGGTGTCGCAATATCTGTCCCAAGTCTGCTGACTAAATGTCAGACCCTCAGACCAAGGGATAAATGCCAAACACCACTCATGAGATCCTGGGTCTAACCCGTCAGTGGGCGTATCAACGTAGTCACGTTGTGGCCACGGGATTTGAACGACAAAATACTGATTGCCATTCTTGTATTCCCGCCGCTTGAACATCTCACTGGTCGGCACGGAAACATAGACTTCCTGCCTGCCGCTTAGGGTATAAGTTGAACCGTCGTCATAAGTAATGACGGTGGCTGCTGAACTGCACATTGCGAAAAATACTGCTGTAACTACTGCTATAGCCTTCATAGATAGTTCCTACCATTTCACCTTGTTTGCCCAATACGCCGCCGACATCTTGCCTTTGGCGATATTCTTTCCGTGCCGAGACTTAAAAGACTTCCGCTTTTTCTTCATGGCTTCGCTCTCACCTTTCTTCGGCTTACCGGCGGTCTTCGCGCCCTGCTCACCAAAGCGAATGGTCTTTACCTTGTCGCCTTCTTTAGCAACAACAACGTGAGACTTCTTCGGGTGATTAGGAGTCCTCTTCGGCTTGTTGTAGCCGCTGACTCCTGCTCTAGCTAAACGTGGGTCTTTCTTACTCGCCATAACTCACCTCACAAAATGTCGCCGCGAAGCCTTTTCAATGTTGCTTCTGGTAGAGCGTTAAACTCCTCCTCCGATAAATTGCTTATATCGAGCGCCTTCTCGCCATGGTTGCTGGAACTTTCTCCAGGAAGTTCTGGCGGCTGTTTGGCAGCGGCATCCAGCTTCTGGGCCACCTGCGCTTTTTTCTTGCGCTGCGTAGCAACCTCATCGACGCCCTTCTTAGGTGGCGCGGTCTTACCCGCTAGCCCCGTAGACTCTTCGACCTCTGGGACCGCGATGTTGTTGGTCTTGATGACATAATCAGAAGCTTTGGCCAGCGCATCGACCGGTCGCACACCCTGCGTAATGAAGGCATCTCGAAGGTCAATAACCTCTTGGGTCATCGCCTCGTCGTAATCAGACGAGTCCTGATTAAACATTGGGAAGTCTTGTTGCAGCTTGTCGGCTGCAATCTGAAGAGCACTTTCCTCGTTCTTACGATTTACCGTGCGCTCAACTTCCTGCGTGAGTTCCGCGCTAAGTTGCGCACGCGTAGCCTCGTTAATCTCAGCTCGGATAGCTTTGGCTTTCTCAGACTCACCATCGAGGATGGCGTCCTGATACAGCTTCTCTTTGCCCTCGAAATCATAGGCGGGAGCTGCTGGAGGTGGCGGCTTCTGCGCTTCTTTCAGCGCCTCCATCTCACGACGGAGTTCATTGCGCTCTTTAATTACCTCGTCCATACGAGACTTAGGTACAGTCTGCCCTTTCTGTTTCGGGGCAGGCTCGGGTTCGGGCTCCTCTTCGAGCTCGGCAACCTCCTCCTCGACTTCCTCCTCAGGCTCCTCATTAGCCTCGGCGGTAGTTTCTTCTTCAGGTGTTTCATGTGAAACATCCTCTTCTGTTTCAGCTACCGTCTCTTCAACAGTGTCCTCGGCCACCTCTTCTTGTGGCTCTTCCGTAGCGTTGCCCTCGTCGTCAAGTCCGAAGTTGAGACTAAAATCCTCGTCTCGCTCTTCGAGCTTGTCTGCTCCTGGCATCGTCTCAAATTCCAGTTTGTCTTCCTGTTCTTCAGCCATAAGTTATCCTTGGTTTGTCTTGTTGGTCTGTTGCATTGCCGTCGTGGCAATTCGGGTAGCCGCAGAAGTCTCTTGGTTACTCACGCGGGTTTGGTTGGTCAGGTCAGCGAGCTCTCTGCGCAGTTGCAGCTCCATCTCCTTCTGACGCATCTCGGATTGCAGCTCCATCATCTTGAGCTGCGGTGCAATCTCAGCAGTGTCCTGAACCTCGGCCATGTTGACCGCAGCCTCTGACTGAAGCTTCTGAATCTCTGCACCAATCTTCTCGATGCCAAGCTGGAGCTCCTGCATAGCCAGTTGCTGCTGCATGGCGCTCATCTCCATCTGCTCTGGGCTCTGCTCGACCCCAGTAATCATGCGGATGCGCTTGGCAAGCTCTGCCTTCTTAGATAGATGTGAGTACTCGATGATGGCGTCGTCAGGGATAGCGACCCCCGCACTACGCAAGCTGATCGCTTCAGCGAACTGCATCTCATCGAAGCTGTCACGGGCTGGTGCGGTAGAGATCACAACGTCGTACTCGCCCAGCGTCAGGTCGTTGACGATCCTGCCCTCTGGCGTCATTTGATTGACGACCATTGGCTCGCGGGGCTTCATCGGATCTTCTTCATTAGTGATCTGAATCAACCGCTCTTCGGTGTAGAAACGCTGTATAAGGTTGAGCGTCTTCTCCGCTAGGTACTGCCGCGTCTTACCCAAGTTATCGAGAGGCACTTGAATCATGATCGTGCCGCGATTCTGCTTGGCTTGGATCGCAATGCCCGACACCTCCGCAGAGTCTGTACCCAGCATCGAGTCGTTGATCCCCGAGATCGCCTTGATATTGCTCGCTGCCTTCTGGCTAATGCGATCAAGGCCCGTGGGTATCTGGTTGGGCTGGATTTTTACAGGCGGTGTAGTGCCGCGTGCATACTCCAGCACCAGACCGGTCTCGGCTCCATGCTCTTCAAGATCATCAGAGTTCATGCCTACCAGCGAGCCAGCCTCAACCAACCAGCCACTATTAGCGGTAGTGTTAACAATATGAAGCTCTTGGCTGGCGATCTTGTTCAACTGCTCCTGCGGAGACAGCAGGTTTCTCACCATGCCAAACGGCTTGCCGCGCCTGAAGTAGGCGAAATAAGGAACGACGGTGAAGTCGTCATAGGGTGACCAATCATCGTGGAGTACCACTTGGTCACAGGTCACGGTCCACCGCACCTTCTTCATCATTTTGCTAATAATCGATAGGTTGTGGTCCTTAGCAAACTTCTTAGCTTTGCGGTCGCCCCACGCCTCTGGCACTAGTCGCTGGTCTCCAGTTAAGGGATCAACGTAGTACTCACAACGACTTAATTTACGGTGCTGCCGCTCGATGACGCGCAACGCTTTCACATTGCGGTACTCATCCTCCCCAGGAATCTGAGCCCCAAGAAAATCCTCACGGGTATCAATGTCGCCGTATCGGGTCTCCTCGTACTCCACTGAGTCACGGCCAAAACTGTTACCGTTCTCAGCGATAAATCTCAAGGCTTCAGCCTTGTCCTTCCCATACATCTCCTCGATGTCATCGAGAGTCATCCACTTAGTCTCGAACACCTCGTTCCAAGACTTCGGGTCGTACTCCTTCGCATCGGGGTCAATCAGAATATCGAGCGGGTCTTTAGCAGTGATGCGGATCTCGCCTTCAACGCTGTCGCTGAAGTCCACCCGTACATCAAAATAGCCACGGCCATCGAGAATCAGACCATCACTGAAGACCTGCTGCTCAACCCAATCGAGCTTGTTGTTATCAGAAACCTGCATGAACACCTTGGTCAAAGTGTTCGCAACTTCTTCGTCGCCGCCTTTGCGGGGTTTGAACTTCACGTCAGCTCGACGTGAGCTCTGCTCTCCCAGCACAGTGTTAACCGTGGGGAGTATCGTGTTAATTGTCAGAGCCGGTCTGCCCTCGGAATCCAGAGTGGCAATGTCTTCCATTGCCCACTGGTCACCTCGATAGAAAGCATCACACTTCTTAGCCAACTCTATATAGTCCAGATGCCCGTTATCACGAGCTCGGACATATCGGTCCCATTGGGATGAAGCAGTTTGATGCTCCTTTTCCGATGATATCTTTGATTGTTTCGCCATCTCTAAGCACTCATCGCCGATTTATATTTGGTTTCACCCCCAGTGAAATGCGCAAGCTTGTCCCGCCATGAGGGCTCGTGGACAACTGGTGCTTGAAACGAAGAAAACTCTGTCATCATGAGACCGAGCCATGCCAAAGCATCGACTTGGTCGTCATGCGTACCATTGGGGAATCTGAGGAGTTCTGCGACCAGAGGGGCGGTGAACACCGCATCCTTTGGGAAGAACACCATGCCTTGCTGCATACGTCCCTGTATCGCACGCGCTCTGGCTTCTTTATCTCTGCGTCCGGTCTTGAGGTCTTTGACATACATCTCGTAAAGACCGCGCTCGCGGATGCGTTTCTCCAAGAAGGGTCCGAGTGCCATCTCGATGTGTCCCTTCTCAATACCCACCATGGTCGGCTTCCATTGAACGTATAAATCTAGAATGCGCTCAACAATCTCGAAGCCATCAAAGCGTCCTCTGACCACGTCCATAACGAACAACTGGTCATATTCATCTACCCCTACGACCATGCCGACGGAATAATCGTTACGATCATTCTTGCCAATGGCCAAGTCCCAAGCGGCATAGAACTTCATTCGATCTTCATCGATGTGCTCGGGTTCGTAGTAATTGATCATGTCGCGGGTGAAGTAATCACCCTCATCCGCTACGGGATTCTGCTGATATAGAGCTGACCAATCTCTAGGGCCAACTGCTTTGCGGATTCGATCTAAAGACTCGGTGTTGTACCGCTCTTGGTGGAGGGGCTCACCGACTGCTCTGAATTCTTCATCGACTTCTGCGATAGCTGGATAACGAACGACTTCCCATTCATCACCACCATCTGCTCCCATTCGCAGCAGCCGACCCGCGAGGTCGTCGTCATGCCAACGGGTGAGGATAACCAAGACCCCGCCACCAGGAGCGAGGCGAGTATAGGCAGTAGAAGTATACCAATCCCAGTTAGCGTCGCGGTTGTTCTGAGACTCAGCGTCTTCCCTATTCTTGACAGGATCATCGATAACAAGGATGTGTGCTCCCTTACCCGTGATACCACCACCCACACCAGCAGCGACAAAACCGCCACCACCGGTCGTTAACCATGCCTCCGCACTCTGTGACTCTGGATCTAGGCGTGTCTTGAACGCGCTCTTGTAGGACGGTTCGCGCAAAAGGTTACGTACCTTGCGTGAAAAGCCCATTGCCAAGGAGCCCGAGTACGAACAGCTAATGAACTCGTGATCAGGGTTACGTCCCAAGTGCCAAGCGGGAAATGCCACGCTGGCAAGGGTCGATTTACCGTGTCGAGGCGGCATGAACAGCATTAGCCGTGGCGATTTCTTCTCCACAACATCCCGCGAAAATTTTTCTAGCCGCTTACATATGTCTTTATGGACCCACCCCGCTTGATAATCAGGGTTGAACCGCTCTACGAAGGGCAGCATCCGTTTGCGCGTCAGTATTCTGAGCGCGAGCTCCTCTCGGGCTAACTCTTCTGGGGTTTTAGGTGCTGGTACTGATGATGAGTAAGTATTTGGGTTGGGTAGGCTGTCCTGCTCGTCTGCTTGGCAGTACACACAGAGATCATCTAGACCCATTAAGGTGACGGGTACAGATTTTTTGCAACGCTCACATGTTGTTCTTGCTGCTTCATCCGTCATTGGTGGTTGGCTCTAAATACTTAACATCTTTACCAGCTATCTTGAGCAGTTCGTCGTCACTGAGGCGTTCTAGCTGCTTGGCCCCGTTTATTTGCACATTGACCTGTGTTGTTTGTTGAGCTTCCTTTGCCAAACCGTGCAATCTCACCATGCTGTCCACGGTGTTCTTCATTTCGGTAGCATTTGCAGAGGAAACGTAGGCATTCATGTACATCGAATGCGCTTCACTCACGCCAAATTTGACCTCTTCGAGCATTTCTTGGCGAAAGTAGTCAATTGCCTTCTTAACATTGGTCGTTTTTGCAGCCGCCCACGCAGCCTGTGGCGTCGTATAGCCAGCGGCTCGCCCAGCAGCGGCAGTTGACATGCCACTACAGATAAATTGCACCAATTTTTCCTGCTGAATTGTCAATTCACCGGCTTGAAGGCCCATATAAGGCATATGGGACTCGAATTCGGCCTGCGACATTTCCTCAGTGGATAGTGCGGTTACCGTCGTCGAAGTAATATCGGTCACCTCGCATTAAATTCAGCTTTGCTTGCTCATCGAGTCGCACAAAAACGGGCGGCGTTACAAAATCAATATGTTTTATGTCTTCTAAAAAACTTAATATCTCGTTCGGCTCATACCCGAGTTCCTGTAGAAGCTTGAGAGACGTGTCGTAGTCGTAAACGAGCGTTGGAGACCCAGAAGACCCATTGACTTGGTAGCCAATTAGCGCCCCTTCAAGACCTTCTAGACACAACACTTCTAGGTTACTTGTCATTAGCGCATATTAGCTATTCTAATGTTTCTTTGCAAATGCGCTGTTCGTAGATATTTTGAACCCACCAGAAAAACATGGGCTCATTTAGGGTGTGTTTCATCAAGTTTGCTCGGTAGCAGACGAGATGAATGTTGTCTTTGGTGTACCCCTGCTCGGGGTCTTTGCGATCTATCGATGCGTTTAAGTCGTGGGAGCCCGTCCCGTCACGGAACGTAGTCATCAGGACACCTGAATAACTGCATTTACCTTCTTGAGCATCAAATAGGGCAAGCAAGTCATCGGCGTTGATAGCCCACTCAAGTCCTTTGGGAGCGCGTTTACCAGATGTATGCATGTACTTCTGAGCAGAGCAGATCTTACTAAAGTAAGTCTTACGGTCGGTTACGAACCCGCGCTGCGTTTTAGTGCATTCAATGCACTTACGCATCCTAGATTCAGTTTTGCCCCCGCGATTGGTTTTATATTCGTACTCTGACTCGCCCTTTCGCTGCTTGCAGTTGGTGCAAACATAGGTCTTGGCCATAGGAAGGCACATTAACTAATATTTACTAATACTTCAATCCATTAATTTTTTTGAAAATTTTTTATTAATCCTGGTTTCAGAATCACTGAGACATCATCTCCCCCCCTCGCTCACAGCGCCACCCCTCTCCCCGATTCCAACATTGGAACCTTGTTTTGACATCTAACCAGTGAACCTTGTCAGTGGGACTCTACCTCCTCCTACGTCGTCGGTTGTCGGTTTCATTTGTGATAACTCAGTTATCGCTCATTCACACACAACGGAGTAACCAACACATGGCAACTTATTCGTTCGACTCAATCCGCAACCGCTTCAACCGAGAGTTCACCAACAACAGCACAGTCAACAAGATCGTGGACACCGGTATAGACACCGCAGAATTCATCGGCAAGAACGCAGACACCATCCTCCTCGGCGCAGCCTGCTTGATGCTTGGCGACCTGACCGAAGCTACCGAGACCCTCATGAACATCGAATTCATCGAGCTCGTCGAAGAGCACCCTGAGATCTTCTAAGGAGACTGACCATGGACAATTTCAAATGCATCCGAGAGACCGGCAAGCGTCGCACTTACGTTGTCACTAACCCCGCTTGGAACAATCGACTCCGCGAAATGGACAACACCGAAGCGTTCGGAGACTACATTCAATCAACCCTTGGCGAGACAGTCACGGCTGTTGTGCCAGGAAAGACATCGGATCGCTTCTTCTACTTCCAGACTTTCTACATCGCGCCTACCCTCTAGTGGGCGCTTTACCCTTATCAATCAACAACTTACAAGGAACAATCATCATGGTAACTATCCACACCGTATTTGGCCTCAACATAGTGTGCTGGTCGCTCATTATCACTTGTCACTTGGCAATTAACGCTTATGTCTTCGCAAGTGCCAATCGTTCACCGTTCATGGACAACCGCCAAGAGCTCAAGCAACGTCTTTACCGGCGCGTTCTCGGCACGAATGAGTACGGACGTAGCACTAAACAACCACATTGGTGCGCTTATCCATGGCTTATCCTCTGCGCTACGACAACAATGGCCACTTTCTGGCTGTTCACTTACATCTTGTTCCTGCTCTAGTGCCAAATGTTCACGATCAAGCGCCCACCACGTCATGTGTGTCGAGTTTTGGCATGTGTGACGGCATTTACCAAGTGTGTGACAAAAATGTGTGCATTCTTTCTTTCACACTTAACACTTAACAATCAACCACTTACACATCAAACACAGCAATGTGTGCAGTGTGTGCAGTCATTTCAGACCCTATTTAGAAACAAGTACTACCTTAAAAATAAAAGTGTCTTAGAAATGAACTCAAAAAAAAGGCGTCACACAATCACACATTTTGATAAGTCCTTGATACTTATCACTTAACACTCAAAAAACTCAACACACGTTTTTATCACACACCCCGAAAAACGCATCACACACCCTCATTTCTAACACACATATCCACAGGCTAGCGTCTGCGTGACCGCAGCCGCCTGTCGGTTGGTATTTGTGAATTCACCCTCAAGGAGAGCCGCATGAGCCATCTCAAATCCATCTCACTCAACGTAATGGCGTGGCTAATTGGCACGTCATTACCTTTCCTAATAATCATTCTATTTGATACCAACCCTTTAGGAGTTTGAACATGAACAGAAGACAATTCCTGCTTTTCGACTTCAAAGACGAAATGCGCAAGATCCACAACGATTGGTGCTTGGCCAATGACCTTGAACAAGCACAGATCAAGCCTCGTTCAGTAGAGGATGACATCGAAGCTGAACAGAAACTCACTGACCGCGTGTACTTCGCGACTCTAGGAGCCAAC